GTTTGCGTATAAATCTAGGCAATACTACCATTACTACCGGTAACTTCAGTGCGACAGCTCCTGGATTGTATTGGAATATTGGGGCTATGTTTTCTGTAGGCACTGTGCTATATACGGTCTACCAAGCCAACGGTGCTATGCTTACTACAAGCGGTGTTTCTACCGGAACATTTAATACCACAACAGGTGCTTTGGTAATCACCGGAAATGGTGCTCCTGCTGCACCAACCGCAGTATTCTATTATCCAGCCAATCCAGTTATGGGATTTGCTCAATATGAGTTCGCTTCTATAAACTCGTTTCCTTCCTTTGCCTTCGATACTCAATTCGCGTATATATTTAATGGTACTGCATGGCAATTATCTAATGGATCTCCTACATGGGAAGGAAGTGATGACAACTTTTTCTGGTCCTATAATTATACTGCCCCGAATGCTGCAGCAACGGCCTTAACCCGCGCATTATTTACGACCAACTTTCAAGTTACTAATCCTAACGGAAATGGTGTGGTAACCGATGATCCTATTTATTATTGGAATGGAACTACGTGGATTCAATACACCGGCTATGTAGCTGCTGGTAACGCAGCGATGACCGCGTTTCTTAATCCAAATGGCGGTGCGCCTGGTACGGGTCCATTTATACAGACCGCGCTGATTATTGTTGCCTTCCATGGACGATTATTATTTTTAAATACGATAGAAAACAGCGGTACGGGTAATGGTACTACGACATTCGGCACCAATATCCAATATGTAAATCGCGTTCGTTATACCTCTTTAGGGTCTCCTTTTACCGTAAATGCCTGGTATCCTGTAAATGCAACTGATAGTTCAGGAAACATAGGCAAAACAGCAAACTTCTTAGACGCATGGACTTCGGAAGCCATTGTAAGCGCGGAGTTCATTAAAGATCGTCTTGTGGTCTATTTTGAAGAAAGTACCTGGGAATTAGCCTATACCGGTAATGAACAGAAGCCATTTCAATGGCAAAAACTGAATACCGAACTGGGTTCCATGGCCACCTTCAGTACCATAGCTTTTGATAAAGCGGTACTTACCGTTGGTGAAACGGGGATCCATTCCTGTAACGGAAGTAACGTTGCACGTATAGATCAGAAGATTCCTGATGAGATATTTGATGTATCCAATACCGCAGTTGAAACAACTAGAATATGCGGTATCCGTGATTATTATAATGAGCTTGTCTACTGGTCAGTTCCTGAAGAAGATCAACGATCAGAACAATATTTCCCTACACGGATTCTTGTATACAATTACCAGAATCAGACCTGGGCGTTTAATGATGATACTATCACGGCTATGGGATACTTTGATGGCAATCCAGGGCTTACCTGGGCCGGATTAACCGGCACTTGGGCAGAATGGACAGCTCCCTGGAATAGCGGTACCACGTCAGCCAATGTACGCCAGATTATTGGCGGAAACCAGGAAGGGTTTACCTTCCTGATAGAACCTGATAGTGAAATAGCTACCCGAGCTGTCGGTGTATTACAGATTACTAATATGGTTGCCGCAGCAAATGGCATTACCATGACTATTTATAATCATATGCTCGATAATGGTGATTATATTTATGTAGAGAATGCAGTTGGAACTGGTGGTTTTGCGCTTGCAGGATTTAATATCTATGAAGTCATCTATATGGATGCGAATAAGATTGTGGCTACCTATCCTGCAGCAGTTTTTCAGGCGTATGGCTATAATCCTACCATAGTAGGCACCTATAGTGGCGGCGGAACTGCCGCACGGGTTTCCAACTATAATCTCTACAGTAAGCAATGGAATCCGTACGACAAGGATGGTTCTAATGTCTATGTAGCAAAAATAGATTTTGCGGTGATTAAGACACCTAACGTTACCTTTACTACTCCTGGTGGTGTATATACCGTTGGCGGAGCAGTCACTGTAGATTATTCACCTTCATCTACACCATTATCAACCCTGGAGGATGCACAGGCCTCAGGGGCAATAACAGGAAACGGTATATTAGAAACGACGCCATATCCTGCCAATCTCTACCCATTAGAACAGATGCAAAATAGATTATGGCATCCGATATATTTCCAAAGCGATGGTGAATGTATTCAGATCAATATATTTATGAGTCCTTTACAGATCTGTACACCTGCAACCGCATTTGCTGATTTTGAGATTGAAGGACTTATTCTTTATACCATGAAAACAAGTAACAGATTGCAGTAGGAATGTTATGCCCATACCAATAGTTAATCAAAATATATATGGTATCGATGTACCCAATACGTTTGTTCTTGATATAGGCCAGATACAAGAACTGGCTATAGACCCTAATTTTAAGGAACTTCTAGTACGTCTTTATCAAAACTTGAACATAATGTGCTTGGCACTCAATGATAAGACGGGTGGCTATTATACCCTCAATCAGTTTGTTACGGGTAACACCTATTTCCCTGATACGGTAGGTACCGGTGTAGCCGTAGGTTTGATTCAAAGTGAATATAGACCATCAACACGAATAGTAATTAACTTCGGCGCTCTTCCTAATGCAGGAACTAAATCGGTTCCTCATGGCATTACCGTTACTGCAGACACTAGTTGGGTACTTATTATGGGAACCGCTACTGATCCAATAGGATTGACCGGAATTCCTATACCATATGCATCTTCGGTAGCTGCGGATATTGTAGAGTTGTACGTAGATGCGACAAATGTTAATGTGACAACAAATGGTAATCTCACCAATTATACGACCACACTTATAGTATTAGAATTCTTGACCCAGTAAGGAGATAGTATGCCAGCATTACCCGCAACTCAACCGCAAGGAAACCTTCTTCCTGCGCAGTTAAATAACATTCAACCCAAGAGAGATCTTGGTGGGGCAGTTCCTGGCATCTCTTTGGGACTTGCAGGAGCAGGTGGAACAGCTGCATTGGGAGTATCGCTTGCAAAGCTTTCTCCAGCATTAGCTCCTTTATTATCCAATCCAATCACGGCAGGTATCGGTGTGCTTTTGGGAGGTTTTCTGGCTGCATCGCCGTATATCATAAATAAGATTAAACAACGAAACATAAACAATAAGATAACCCAAGGACAGCAAGAACTACAGCGACTGGGCCAATTGAATCAAAACGATCCAGCCATCCAGCAACAGATACAACAGCAGCAACAGACATTACAAAAATATGCCAATGCAGGCCAAGCAAGTACGGGACAACCACAACAAGGAGGAGGATGGGATGAATACTGGAATGGTAGGCGTGGATTTAATGAACAGATTCCTTTATATACACCAAATACTGAACAGTACCGTGAAGAAGTAGTAAATCAACTACGTAATAATCCAGCAAACTTTGGACCTGTCCGAGAAGAAGAAATCAGAAGATTCAATCAAGAAACTGCACCAAGACTCGCAGAACAATATTTTGGTAGTGGAGCAGGAACCGAGTTCAGTGGTGCTTATCCTGAAGCTTTGGGACGTGGTGGTGCCAACTTGGGACGACAGCTTGCTGCCGATGAACAAAAATTCAACGCGGAACGGGAATCTCGCCTTATGAATGTGGCCATGCAACCCAGTTTCACCACCGTTAAGAACCCACGTGAACCGGGATTTAAAGAAACATTTCTTCCTGAATTGCTCGCGAGAGCTGGTGGAAGTGCTTTGGAATATGGTGGCAATTGGCTGAAGAATAAGTTCGGTGGCGGACAAGCAACACCTGAAAATCCTGAAGTGATAAATGCACCACAACCACAACAAGCTCAACCCGTTAATCAAAACGCATATCAAGCACCAGCTGATCTGAGTCAACTTTCTCGAAACATCAATACACCAATTACTCCCAATGCATTTGAACAGTTGCTCAAAAATCAAACAGAAGCTCGAAATTCACTCTTAGGCGGAAGGACACGCTAATGGCTGGCGGAGTAATACTGGCAAGACCAGAAGGTTCATTTGGAGCAAGTGTAGGTAAAGCTGCGGGTTCTGCCCTCGGAACTGGACTTAATAATCTCATTGAAAAAAAGATAGCTGATCTACAAGAACGACAAGGGATTGATAAGGCGCGTGCCTTGGTCAGTGAAGCAAATTTGCCAGAATGGTTAGGCGATATATTAGCTAAAGATCCTAAAACGTTCCAATCATTTATAAAAGAATGGGATATATTACCACCTGAAGAAAAAGAAAAAGTTTCTCAATCTTTAGATAATATTGGATTAGAAGGTCTAGAAAATAGTTCTGAATCTCAATCAGAAGAAGTACCTGATAGATTACTAGGTGTTCCGATAACTAGACATGCAATGTTTACGCCGCGACCAGAACAAAAGGAAGAGAAAATTCCTGGGTTACATACGTTAGCCAATGCCGGTGAAGGATTTGAGCGTGAACCAGGCCAAACCAGTAATGTTCAAAGTTTTCCAGAACTTGGTCATAAAACCAATGGTCAAGCTGGTCCATTTGAGTCTGGACAAACAAAAGAGCCTGGTTTTACTGATAAGAAAGGATTTAGGTTTCAACGAAAAGGTAAGCAGCCATTATCTATAAATCCTGAAATTGAAAATGAGAAGTTGCGTCGTGATTCATATAAAGAAACAAAAGAAGATCGCAAGGCATTTTTATCCGATTATCAATCAGCAAAATCATCTTTAGCAGATCTTGAGCGTATGGAAAAATTAGAAGAAGAAGGAAAGTTAGATACGCCCGGCTATCTTCAGTTTCTTGAAAGATCTGGCTTGGATATTCCTGCTTTGATGAATCCGGGAAGCGAAGAATTCAATAAGATTGCTGCCAACTTTTTGCGCGATGCTAAGATTTATTATGGCGGTCGAGTAACTAACCAAGAAATGGAACAGTTCTTAAAAACCGTACCAAGTTTGAGTCAAAGTC